AAGCAAATACATTTCAACCTCCTTTGGGAGGAAAGCGCCGATCAAGTTACAAAAATAAAAAGCAAACCAAAAACAAGAAAACAAAGTCCAAAAATAAACGTCGGAATAAAAGAACATTGCGTACAAAAAAATAAACAGTGGTATAAAATATATAAAACTATGACACATAATAGTTCATGGAACCTATTATAAAAGAACTACTCATTGAATCAGGTATACACTTTAACGAGGAGGATATAGAAGATAATTTCATGATTGAACGAGAAGCACTTTTGGACAATGAAAAATACAACAAAATAAAAGATAGGATCCCAAAGTTGAAAGAACTTTTTAGTTCCAGTTATTTAACAGCACTACAAGAAAATGCAGAGTTAGAACAAAGATGGCCTCTTTTGAATTTAGTTCGTCAATTGCTTCACATGTACAACTATAAAATGGCTCCAATAAGGAAGAGTAATGGGTATACAAAGGAAGGTGTCAAAAAGTTCAGGCGTTATTTTTTAATATCCAAGTTATAATATTTACAAACAAATATAAAGACACTCCACTATAAGATAGTATAGCAATGGAAACACAAGCGACAAGTTACACCGGCCGAGTAAAGTGGTTCAATAACAAGACGGGGTTCGGATTTATCACTGTAACGGATGGAGAGCGTTCAGGTTCCGACATCTTCGTTCATCATAGCGGTCTCGCTCTTGATGAGAAGCAGTACAAGTATCTTGTTCAAGGTGAGTATGTAGAGTTCACGCTTGCCAGCGTTGAGGACTCAAAGTATGATGTTCAAGCTCGTCAAGTGACTGGTATTAAGGGTGGAAAGCTCATGTGTGAGACGCATGCAGAGCAACGCGATTCCCGAAAGTCGTATCAAGAGGACGACCAACAAGTGGCCGCTCCCGTGCAGCGTCGCGGCGGCCCTGGCCGCGGTCAAGGACGTGGTGAAGGTCGTGGTCAAGGACGTGGCCAAGGACGCGTATCCAAGGATTAAATCAAAAAAACACATAAATTAATGAATAAATTTTTGTTATTTACAAACATAACAAAAATCAAATACTTATATTTCAGTGCCAAATGGAGTGCTCTTTAACAAATATATTTTTATTATTAGGAACGGTATAAATAAAACAAATGCCAAAGACACAAGTGATTCCAAAACTGTTGTTTCATAATGCATTGGATGCTCTACATCATACGATTTTTTGTAGGTAGTGGAATTATTTTCTCCAGATATTGGCATTTCTCTTGTTTTTTTGAAAGAATTATGATTATTTCCTGCTCTAACAATTCCCATTCCAATTCCCATTCCGCCTCTGCCCCCCATGGCAAAACTATTTACCAATGAAATTACTGAAAGAAACACCAAAAGTGTCAACATTATTGCTTTTATTATAAGAAACTACACCAAAAAGCAATTCATTTTTTTTATTGTAAACCCCGTTTCAAATAATGACTCGTTGTTATGCTTGGTTTAAGATAATCCATAATATCCTTTGCTAATTGAATTGAATCGCAGTTTCCGCACGTGAAAACATCCATAGCAATATAATTATTTTCAGGCCACGTGTGAAAACTAATATGACTTTCAGATAACAAATATAAAGATGTAAATGCTCCGTCGTCATTGAAATGATGTACAGTTGTTTTTAATAATTTTGCTTCAGATTTTGAAATACAATCTACAACGTGTTGATCAAATTCATCATATGTTGGTTTAGATAATTTACTAAATATAAAAGATTCATCAAAATACATATCAACGACAACGTGGTTGATTTTTCCACAAGTGTTCATTGTTATGTAATATATTATTATTATTATTATTATTATTATAAGTATTATTATGAGTATAATATAATATCTTTTAATATGTTCAAGTAATAATAATGTCACAAGAATTATTGTTGGAAGTGAACAGAAAATTAAATTTAGAGTGTAAAGAAGAAAGTGATATCAATAAAAATATTATATTTGTTTATTGTCCAAGAAAAGTTGGATCCACTACATTAGTATCATCAATTCGTCTTTCAGCTGCTAAAAAATATACATTATGCCATGTTCATGGGAATGAAACCATTCTTGAATTAACTGGAATTAAAAACATTAGCGTTATGGATGTAATCAAATTCAATAAAGACCAAGGAAAGGAAGTCTATGTAATAGATATTTATCGCGAACCGATTGAAAGAAAGATGTCGGAATTTTTTGAGCTTCTCTCCATTCTTCATTTTAACAACAGCGAAGAAAAGATAAGTGAATATGATATTGATAAACTTGTACGCCGATTTAACTTAATTTTTCAGCACATTTCAAATTCCGATTATTATTTTGACGTATACGGAGTAAATCACGTGGATAGTTTTGATTTTGACAATAAATTTTTATTAAATGAACTTGGCGGAATAAAATATATTAAATTAAGATTGAAAGATTCCAATTTATGGGGAAAACAACTCAGTAAAATTTTTGAAGTTAAAATACACATTGTCAAAGATAATGAAACAAGTAGTAAAATAATAGGAGAATTATACAGAAAATTTAAAGAGAGTTATAAACTTCCAAAAAACCTCTACGAGTTTATTGCAAAAAGCAAAGAATTGAGATTTTATAACACAGAAGATGAAATAAAAGAATATTTAAATAAATGGAAAATTAATTTAACACACGATGTAGAAGGAATGACACCATCTCAGTATGAAATGTATGAAATTGTTAGCAAAGAAAATTCGGTCTATAAACTAAAAGACAAAGATCATTATATAGACAACGGATGTGTTTGCATTCAATGTTCAAGGAAACGCGCAATTCTTTTAGAGAAAGTGAAAAGAGGAGAAAAAATAAATGATCGCATTGAACATGGAGCTAATACCGTCATTAGAGTTGTAAGACCAACGGTGCATTATGGAACCGCTCGGAGACAAACCAGGGTTCGCATGACCGCAATGAATCGCATGGGATTTTAATCGGTTGAATATAAAAAATTGATTTTATTTTACGTTAATTGTTGTTTTTACATTGCATGCAGGACTTTAATCTAACAAAAGCACAGCTCAAAAGCGTATTGGATAGATCCAAGATTAGTCATAAGATTGAAATTATTAAACAGGAAACCGTAAAAGATGCACACATGTACTGCAAACTTCACCAACTTTCAGGTCAAGTTTCTGGACCATTGATTGAAACTTACATCAAACAAAAATACAATATGCAGAAAAATACTGCATCATCATGCACTGGCGACCTATGTCATAATGATGCAAATATAGAAATAAAAGTGTCCAATGGAGGTCAAGATAACAATAAGTTCAATTACGTTCAGCTGCGCATGAACCATGATTGTGAATATTTGTTGACTGCCTATTATTTGGATTATTCCAATTTGGATGAGTTCGGAGAACTGTATATGTTTAGACTGAACAAGTCGCAATTGAAACCCATTATTTTGAACTATGGAGGATATGCTCATGGAACGATAAAAAAATTGGGTAAAATTACCAAGGAAGACTTGGATAATACTGCAAACGACAAAGAATATTCATTGCGACCTAAATATGGCGATTCTTGTTGGAATGATTTGTTACCCTATCGTATTGAGGAAATCGCTGTATAAACTGACTAATTCACCTTTTCCAATGGAATTTTGACGAGCCGTATTTAAACTAATAGAATAATCCAACTGTTGGAAACGACCTATGAGTGTTTCAACTGGTATATTTGATTTAATCCAATGCCAGCTTTTTGGATGAAGTGTCTCCAGATTTTCTTTTTTTATTTCTCCGCAATTGCTTCCATATGCATGTAATGCAAAGTCTGCTCCGAGAGGAGGTGTCGGTTGTTCGTTTAGACCATTGGGACCTAATTTGAGAAACTCCCAATCTGGGTGAATTGTTGGTAATTTCACGGGGGATCTCACCAACTCTTTTCTTTCCCAAATTTGAAAACAACATTTAGCCATCATGGGAGGGGTAAAACTGCAAGGACTTGTGGGTATTTCTTCATCTTGTATGAGATGGAAATGCATATCCAATTTATTTTGGACACTAATCCGGCGAAATGTTCTCGGTACAATAAACGCGATTACTGATGCCCATTTTGCAGCATGATTAAAGAATTGTATTGCCAAGGAACTAATTTTTCCAAAGGGAGGATTTCCTATGACAAGAATGTTGGTTTCAACGTGAGGAATATAAGTAAAGAAATCCTGTTTTACAATATCAGGATGATCAGGTAAAATATCTATTCCGATCTTTTTTACAGAAGGTAGTTTGAATAGGAAACTTCCATTTCCTGCACTGGGTTCAACAATGAGATCCCAATTTGCCCAATCATACTTTTTACCAATAGTTTGAATACACTTATCTACAATTACCGGAATAGTATAAAATTTATCCAAGCCTTGTTCCCTCACAGTTTTAGAGTCATCCTCTATAACCAGATTCGCCTTTTTTTTGGGTAATTTGGATGACATGTATTTGTATTATCATACAAATTTAATCATTGCTTCAATTTTTTGCAGTTTACAAAAAATTGAATGTAGTTTTGAATTTTACCTAATAGACAAAAAACAAATGAATCATCTTCAATTACTTTCAGAACCACATTCCATGAAGAATGGAGATGATGTTATATTTACCGACAGAATAACAAATTTATCCTATTGCGGAAGAATTTACAGAATTGTAAACTTACCAGAATTTCAAGGTGGAAAATGGAATGTTGATTACTTCTATATTACAGTTGATGAAAACTTTCTCCATGAATTATTATTACGAGGATCCGAAGTTATCGTAAATTCACAACGACAAGCTATTGGAAATGTGGAAAAAGACAATCACGGAAAAATTAAAAAACTATTTATACAATTTACAGGTCCATTTGCATCTAAAGAAAAAGAAATTTTATTACAAGACATAAATGCTATTTTAGTTTGGCGAATAGCGTATAATATTCAACCGCGTTAGATACCAAAGTCAGGAATACTAAATACATCCCCAATCCTTTCGTATTTAGCAATGATAGAAGGATTCACCTTATTTGATACAATATCCTCTGCATGATAAACATTCCCAGTCTTATCAATGTAGTAAATAATACCTTTGATTTCTTGCGCCCATACATCAACCTTTTGCATGTTATTTTGTTGAACAGGGGAGTCAGTATTCTCTTCCATCTTACCATGAGGTATACCCTTCAAATGAGTTCCGCAATATTCAGAACCATCTTTTTTTCTCCGAGTGCATTGCTCGTCATTTGCTCTTTTTGCGCAACATCTGTCAAAGAAAGGAACCATATTTTTAACTCTCTTCCTCTTTGCAAAATCTTCCTTGTCAAGAGTCAAACGGTCGTAATCATAAATGTATTGTAACAAGTCATTTATTCTACCATCCGTCTTTGAAAAATTTAAATGACCTGCTTTTTCTTTGATATCATCCTTAAATGCAGATACATAAGTCTCAATCTTCTTATTTAATCTGCGCTCCATGTCTTAATCGTTATGTATCATTAGGTAGTATATATCTAATTCAATTTTAGTTGTAGATTTATGTAAATGACTTAAAGAATTCAGGGTTTTCATGATAACAAAATAAAAATTAGACATGATTATTATGAAGAGGAATGGTTGTAAATATTATACTGAATCAATAATTAAATGCATTTCGTTATTTATTTCAGATTTGTTGCGTAAATAATAATAAACCGCAATATTTGATACAATAACATCTGCTCCAATTTCAATAATGAAAATATCTATCTGAGAGAATAACAATTTCATATAGATAAACCAATCAACCCATGCATATATTTTTACTACACTATTTATTTGATACGCAGTTAACGTTATTGCAGATGTTTTTTCTTTTGATTTATCTTGTACTTGATTTATTAACCATGGTTGTAGTAGGTTAATCATAACACATCTTGCAATACTATTTGCAAAACAATAGAATGCTACGCAAAGATATTTTTCATAATTATTAATATTTATCCCAATTATATAAAATGTATTATTTGGACCGAATTTAAAAAATAAATGCATCTTGTCGTCCATGTTGTTATACAATAGTCCAATACATAGAAAAACAAATAACATCCACATACATAATATTCGCGATAACACTATTTCCATAAAATATTTCAATATATTTTATATTTATATATTTTACTTTCCACATAAAATAATTATCATGGATTATCAGTTTCTTCTACTGTACAATCATTTATATTTTGGGCTTTATCAGTGTCCTCTGCATTAATAGAAACATTTGTAGTTTGTTCTTTATCAGTGTCCTCTGCATTGACAGAAACATTTGCAGTTTCCTCTGCATTGATAGAGACATTTATATTTTGTTCTTTGTCAGTTTCATTAATAGAAGCATTTATATTTTGTTCTTTATCAGTCTCCTCTTCATTAATAGAAACATTTGTAGTTTGTTCTTTATCAGTGTCCTCTGCATTGACAGAAACATTTGCAGTTTCTTCTATTTTGATAGAAATATTTGAGCTTTCATCAGACGAACATGATGATAAGGGTTTTGATTGAAAAAATGTGTGTATTTTTTTTATTTTATTTATATCCTCCTTTGTTATTTGAGCTTTTTTAATTTTAGGTTTAATTGTATGATATTGTTTGTTGTCGTTTTTAGATGATGTTGTTATTGAAGATGAGGTTGATTTATCATCAGTTTCACTTTTAGAGTTTTTATCAGTTTCGCTGTTTCCTTCTTGAGATAAAACTTCGTTATCATTGTAATTTATGGGTTCGTTCCCTTGATACATATTAGTTTCTCCTGATCCTCCTCCTCCTCCGTTACCATCATCCGAATCAGAATCTGTGTCGCTATCGTCGGGTTTATTTGTATCAT